TGTATTTAATACAAGTTTTACACCGGTAAAAGCATCTTTAAGAAACCCCATGCTGTATATTATATTGCCTATTGCCGTTACAGCAGATTCCTCAAAGAATTGCATTTTTTTAGCATTAGTTCCAAACATAGCATCATACATTTCTACTGCAGTTTTTGATGCAGCGTTCATAGGTGCAACTACACTAAATGCTATTGTTTGCTTTATGCCCTTTAGCCTTGCATCTAGTTGATCCATTTGGTCGTGGTATGCCGCAGCCATATTATATGTGCTTTGCGATATTGATATTCCTATTCTTTGTGCTTCTTCTGAAAACTTCTTTAAGTCTGTTGCGGTTATTTTTACTATTCCGCTTGCTGATTTTGAAAAAATATCCTGTGCGATTGCTGTTTTCCTGAAACCGTCAGGCATCTTCTCTAATCGTTTTAATATTTCTTCAAAAGCAACATCTACACTTGTAAAATGTTCTCTTGCGTATTGTGCGGATATTCCAAGTTCTTGAAGTGCTTGTTTTGCTGCACCTCCACCCATTCTCTGAAAGTTTGTTAATCTTCTTGTTAATGCTGCCAGCCCTGCATTTAACTCCCCATTGCTTACGGCTGCAAAACCTGCTGCATATTGATACTCTGATAGTTTTTCTGTTGATATTCCTATGTTTTGTGCGAGTTTTCCTGTTGCATCTGCTAAGTCAAGCGAATCATTAACCATGCCTTTAAATGCTTCAAACCCTTTTATTCCAGCGTAAGCAGCGCCAAGAGTAAGGATTGTTTTTTTTATGCTTTCAACGGTTTTTTTTACGGTATTACCTGCTTTATCCATACCTGAAACAAGTTTTGCCGTATCGGCTTTAACATCTATAATTACTGTTCCGACTGTTGAACTCATTTCCCATCTCCAAACGCTTTTATAAAAACTTCACTTATTGCTTTATCGCTCATCTGTGTGTGTTCTACTTTGTATTTGTTAAAATCTTTATCACTAATAGATAAAATTTGTCCTATCTGCATAATAATTTTCACATAATGCTTTATGCTTAAATTGTTCCACCTTAGTTGATCTTTTGCAGATTCATACAAAAAGCCGACTTTCCCCATTGCACCATAATTGAACTCACATCTTGACGATACTGATGCAAGATATTTTTCAAAAGTTTGAAGGTTTTTGTAACCGTCACCACTTCTAAGAAAAATAGCTACTCGCCAAACTGCTTTTTTTCAAGTTCACTTTTTGAAACGTCCAAAAGCTTGATTATTTCAACATAGCCTTTTATGTCTGCAAGTTGTTCGAGCTTTTCTTTGTCTTTACCACTTACTAGAATTTCAAATCTTTCTTTTGCTGCTTTTTCTGCAAAGTCGTTTTCATCTTCACCGCCTGCAACATCTTTAATGTCATCTTCTAAAACTTCCAACTCTTCATCGAGCTTTTCTAGTTCGTCAATACACTTTAAAGCTTTTTCATTTTGATTTGAATTTTCAAGAAGTTCTATTTTTTTATTTAAAGTAACTTGTTTTTTACCTATTTTTTGAACTCTACTAAAAAGATTCATAAATTTTTTTGCAAGTTCTTCATGATCTCTTTTTTCTGCTTTTGTGAACTCCCTATAAAAAACAGAGAGAGTTCCTTTTTTCTTTCCTCCCTCCATTACTTCAATGTTGATTTTATAGTCTAATTGAATTTTCATATTATGCCGCCGCCGTAATTGTTGGCTCTCCGTTTAATTTAACCGTAAAAGTAGCAATTACAAATCCGTTCTGTTCAGGAGACACTTTCCAACTTGTCACTACTGCGCCTGTCCAAGAAAAAGTTGTGCCGTTAGTTGATACTTTGTCTGATAACTCAACTTCAAATGGAATTGCTGTTCCGTTTTTAAATGATGTTTCCATCTCTCCTGCTCCTGCTGAATCTGATGGATCATACTTAACGCCTACTGGAATATCGCCAGTTTTAATATTTCCAAGTGCTATTTCAATGTCACCTGTGCTTACACATTCATACTCTTTCGGCTCACGACTTAAATCGATGTCACCTACTGACTGAAAACAACCTACTTCCTTGCTATTTGCACTTAAAATAATGCCTCTTGTGTTTATGCTCATTTTTTATTCCTTTATTTTAAAATCAATAACTTGTCTGTAAAAATCAACATTCTTTTCATCAAAATCTTCTGCGAAAATATCACCACCATTTAAATCAAGAATATTGTTTACAGCTTGTTCTTTAAGGCTTTCTGCCTCACTATAACTTTTAGAGAAAATATCTACCTGAAACCTTATTTCTTTTCCGCATCTATCTCCTTTTACGCTTTGTTTTACCTTTTCATTTATAACCCTATATGTAACAGCAGGATATACAACATTTTGAGGCATATTGTGTAAATACACTCTTGCACAAATAGTTTTAAGGGATGCAACTAAATCTTTTTTAATCATAATTTTGCTATCTCCTTGTCTATTCGCTTATTCATATACTCCTTAGCTGCCTTGATTGTATTTTTACCCTCTTTTTCAAATGCTGGTCGCATAAAAGGATGTGCAGGTATTCCTCCACCTTTTGCAACTATTTTTGCTCGCCTTTCTCCTAATTTTCCCATTCTCTGTTGTACCAAAGGATGGTCTAATTTTGCGTATGTTCCAAACTCGATATAACGCCCATAATATCCATCTTTTTTAGATAAAGGTGCGATTGAAAATCGAATGATGTTTTTGTTTTTGCTTCGTCTTTTTCTAACGCCGATACTTTTTTTCAAAGTTCCGCTGTCAGTTGGCACAAGTCTTTTCGCTTCTTTTACGATAGGCTTTGCACTTGCACGGATCGCACCGGTTAAAACATTTTTTTGTACTCGTTCAGGAAGTTTTTTTAACTTTTTAAGTATTTCATCCATTCCAAGTACAGTTACATCGCTCATCTAAATAACCTCAACTGCCATAATTTGCAGAGTTTTATTTTCTTCACGGATATTTATTACGCTTTCAATATTGAAAATTCTAGTGCCGTAAACTATTCTCATACTAGGCAAAATGCCGCTTGTATATCTGCACTCTATTTTGTGTGAAACTTCTGCATTTACCTGTTTTGATGCAAAGTATTCTTTACCTGCTAACGGCGTAATACTTGCATAAACAGTTTTAAAAGTAGAGTAGCCCTTTGTAATCTCTCCAAAGTCATTTGAAGTTTCTGTGTAAGACTGTATCTCTATTTTACGCTTTAAGTTTCCGCTTCTCATAGACTTCTTACCTTGTAAGATGAAAGCAAGTTCTCTACAAACTTGTTTCCAAATTCTGCGATACTTGCGCCGATTACAAATTCTTCACGGTTTTCGTAAAGAGTGGCTATTTTAACTTTCATATAAGACTTTATTGCTTCCGGAACATTTGTATAACCACTTGTAAAAGTTATTTTCATAGCTCTTTTGTGGTCTTGTAATGTTGGCTCTATAATGTAATCAATACACCCGATGCCGTTATGTTCGTAAAAATAGTAATCAGAACTACCGATAGTTACATAAGTTCCTGCCTCGTCCATGTACTCTACTTTCAAGATAGATGTAATAGGGTTTTTGGGTAGCTTTGTTACAAGATTACTTGCATATAATTCAAATGTAGCACTCTCTAGCTGTCTGTTTGTGACATTTTCAACGTGTTCTCTAACAGCACTAATTAAAGAGCCGATAAGAATATCATCATCAGTATCAAGCACACGCATAAAAGCTTTCGCTTCCGCTAATGTGATAGGCTCTTGTAGTGGTGCTACTGTTTGAATTAATTGCATCTATTTTTTACCTGTTTTTTTACCAGCCACTGCATCTCTTTTTGCAATAGCTTCGACCGCTTGTAATTTTTCTTCATCGCTTAAAACCTCGCCGTTGAGTTCTGCTTCTTTAAGCACAACTTGTAAATAAAGCTCATTTAATTCGTTTTGGATATTGCTTTGCATTAAAATTGCTTTGGCTTTGGCTTCTGCCGCTTCTTTGTCAGCTTTTATTTTTTCTACTTTTTTTCTAAAAGCTTCTAATTCTTTGGCAGTCTTACAGGTAGCGATGCCTTTTTCGATAAAAGCCACAGCTTGTTCGTCTGTAACTTCTATCTCATCTCCGACTTCAAATACACCATCAGCACCGCTTAGGTGCTGGAGTAGTTTAAGTTTCATTATTTAACCTTTATACCGCTGCTTGTTGTCCAGCGTTAAATGCCTCTTCGATAATAACTTTTGCATCGACACGAACAGTCACTTGGAAACCTACCATTCCTGTACCTGCATAAAGTTCGTTTAATCTTTGAATTGTCATTGCCCCTCTATCTGCAATTTGGAAGTATGAAAAATCACCCAAAATAATTGATTTAGAATTTACCGCCATATCAGGAAGTGAATTATCGATAAAAACAGGACGGCCCTTGATTGTCGGCATAGTTCCGTCAGAAAACTTAGTTACAAGATAGTTACCTTGACCGTCTTTCAACTTGTCGATGGCTTTCATCGTGTTATCATTCATTCTCCATGTAGCACGGCTTCTGTACTCGTCTTTCAAGTCATAGTACATATCAATAAGTTCATCCGCTGTTACAGCCGTTCCCGATGCAAAAGTTGAATTTGCCCCGACTGGTGCTGTTACTGCATAACCAAGTGGTTTTTTGACTCCGTCCCCAACTGCGAAAGCAGGTGCTTCAGCTTTGTCGATACCTTTTGCGATTTGGTTTGCCATGTATGCCTCAAAGTTAATAGCCGTATCTGCAAGTAATTCACGAGATACTTTAATAATCCCGCCTAGTTTCCATGCTGCAATTTGCTTGTTTCCGAATGTAAATGCAGTTTCTCCGTAAGCTCCACCCTCGTCAATCCATGCAAAAGTAGGCGCATCGCCCTCTGTCGGGATATTTGTTGTTGAAGTTGTGCTAAGCACGTTAGATATGCTACGAGTACGGCTTAAAGCGTTAAGCTTTTGGATAACTGTGTTTTGATATTGTACCGGTACTGTATAACCACC